TGCCAGCAGAGAGAGTAGTCGCGCCAATCGGGTCTGGCGCTACGCCACCGAAGGCACCTCCACCACCGCCGAAACCACCATCTCCGCCTTTCCGAGCCGGGTTACTTTTACCGCCGCCTCCGCCGCCGCCTCCATATCCGCCTGGTTGTCCGGCGGCCGGCGCCGGCGCCCCGGCACCGCCGGGCCCGGGAAAATTAAAATCTCCATAAGATGCTCGCGTAGTATATGGCTGCCCGACATAGCTTGCTTCTTTTCTTAAACCACCAGCGCCAGTAGCGGGTCCAGAGTTTTCGTCTGTTAGATTTGTAGGAGTATGTTTAACACCTCCGCTAATGCTTCCTCCTCCACCACCCCATCCGGGGTTTGGACTTGCTGTTCCGCCAGTGAATCCAGGGGCTCCACCAAATCCCCCACCGCCGCCATTTGGCCCCACGCTGCCATCTCCGCCTGGACCCCATCGTCCACCCGCTCCGCCGCCACCGCCGCCTTGCGGTTTGCCGTCGCCGCCTGAATGATTTAGATCACCTCCAGTCGCGGTACCTCCAGGGCCCGCCCTGTTGCTGCCCGCCGGGCTGCCTGGTCCAGCGTTATATCCAGCCCCCGCCGTCAAAGAAACACCGAATTCTGGACAAGTAAGTGTTGCACCCAATTGACTTCCACCAGCTGGTAAAGTTACTGTAAAAGATACTGAATCCAATCCACCCGTCTTAGCGACACGCTTGATTGCCATCGCTCCACCACCACCACCGCCGCCTTCGCGCGGAGACGGTCCTGCGGTCCCGCCGTGGTATCCGTCTCCTCCAGCACCCATTAGATGCAGTGTAGAAATTTCTGTTCCTGGAATCCAACCTGATAGACTCGAAAAAGTGTAAGTTCCATTAGCAAAAATAGTATCATAAATTAGAGCAGTATTAGCTTTTATAGAGTCGGGAGATAGAACTAATGATGTAGCTCCAATTTGGTCTGCACTTCTTCCTATATAACTTACCATGAGATAAAACCTTTCTTATCAAGTATCGTAAATCTGTTCGAAAGAGATTGTATATGATAAGTCATCCGCTTCGGTAGCCTGACCACCAATAGTGGAATTCTCTTGAAGATAGATAGAAGTGTTTTTATCTATTGCTACAAGAGTCTGTTGAATAGGAACATTAACTTGATTTAGAATCAGTGTATTTGAACCAACTGGATTACTGATAATAAGATCAGCATTGGATGAAGTAACACCATCAACATTAGTAATCAAAATTGAGTTGATTTTATATACAGCACCACTAGAAGCTGGATTTGTAACAAAGACAGTATTACTAGCAGCAAAGTTACCAGTAACAGTATTTGCTAGAATTCTTTGTACACTAACTATATTTGGGTTTGCCATTATATCCTCTTATGAAAAAGTATCTTTTTGTTATTTATAATATGTTTCTTATGTTAATTAACATTATACGCCGCCAAAACTAAATTCAAGGTTTGCAGAAGTGTTTGCTATATCTGCATCCCAAAGATGTACGTAAATTCTGTCACCTTTTGCTGCTGTTTTTGTAAATGTAACAGTCTGATTTGTTGTATTCGCTGTCACATTGGCGACGAGTGTCTCACCAACCCATAAACCTACATTAGCTGAACCAAATTGTGTAGAGAAAACCGCTTCACGATAGTCTTTATTTCTTGGTGCAGATCTGAATAGATCATATTCAGTCGCTGCTGTTGGTGTTGTAATATAGATGGTATCATGAGAAATAAATGTATTTGAAGCATAGGTGTTGGAAGTAAAGGTAGACGTAAGATACGTATTGGAAGTAAAGGTAGACGTAAGAGACGTAAGATACGTATTAGATGGATAAGAACCAGTATCTAATGAAATAGTTCTATCCGCAGATAGATCACCACCTCCAGTAAGTCCAGAACCTGCTGAGATACTTCTACCCGGCGATACAAATGCCGATCCTGATCCTGATATTATTGTACTTAAATTTGGCATCTTTATTCCTTAACCAAATACAATTGCCATAGCAATGGCTTTACCTGTTGTTGCATATCCTTGACTTTGTAGATATGTATTAGCAACTACACTACCATCAATCTCTACTGAAGTTACTGCACCAGCAGCAATTTGGGCATTACTAACTGTTCCTGTGAGATCACCACCTACTGTAACATCAACTCCACCAACACCAAATACTTGCCATGTAGAACCATCATATTGACAATAGAAGTTAGAACCAGAAACGTCTGCAGTCAAGTCAGTACCTGAACCTTCGATTGTACTTCCATTTCTTGCTACTGTGAGATTATTAGTCGCCCAAGAAACTTCTTTATCAAAAAACTCAACAATATCTCCACTTGATGGCGTAGCGGGAAGTGTTACTGTCACAATACCACCACTCGTATCAACTGCTAGTCTATCAGTACTATTAGCAGTATAACTAGATCCTGTTGCTAAGAATTTATATGAAGAACCGCCTCCTCCTCCGATAGCGCCCCAACCAGCTGAACCATATCCTTCAAATTGTCCATCATCAGTATTATATCTAAATGAACCTAATTCGTTAATTGTTCTTTGGGCTGTTGTACCTCTTGGAAGACGAACAGCGCCATTAGAACCAAAGGTGGCATCTGGATTGATATCGACAGTACTAGTAGCATTGATATGAAATTGTGTACTATTTACTTTAACAACGCCTGTGAGAAGTGTGTTGTTTGTGTTTGCTTTAGTTTGAAAATCAGTATTACTTACTGTATGAGAAGTATTAGCAGCAAGTGTTTTGATAAGATTAATATCATATACTGTCTGATTAACAGTATTTGCGCCGGTCAATGGAGGAATAGGTAATGCCATTTTTTATATCTCTTTACGCCCCGAAGATTATTGCATATGCTAGAGAACGCTTATCCACAGTAGCAATATAAGCATTAGTATTTGCTAAAGCTGCTTTTGATTGAACATCAGCGGTAGTATATGCAGAACTATCTAATTTTGTGGCAATATATGCATTCGTATTTGCTAATGCTGCTTTTGATTGAACATCAGCAGTAGTATATGTTGCTTGGAAATATGTATTAGAAACGTAATCTGCTGAACTAAAAGTACCAGTTCCCGTTACAAATGTTACGTAACCAGAATCAGAATATCCTTCATATCCACCAGTTGTCTTATTGTATCTAAAGTAACCATTGGCTGTACCAATTCTCTGTGCTGTCGTTCCTTCTGGTACTCTAATCGCACCTGTCTGACCAAATACTACGTTAGACTGAAAATCAATACCTGAACCAGTAACATTAGGACTTGTTGATAATACTACATTAGCACTTAGATTAACTTGATCTTGAAGGGTGGTAAGAACACGACCTGTTAGATTATCAGCAGTTACACTAGTGATACCGTCATTATTCGCGCTTTTGTTTACATGATCTATCACTTGGTTCGTAGTATTACGCCAAGTATCAAATGTTACTGAAAGTTCTACATTTGCGAATAACTGTGTCATTTATCTAACTTCTCTGCCAAAGATGATAGTAGGTTCTCTATATTTATTAGTCTATCATCAAGGTGTTTGATTTTATCTTCCATATTGTCAATCTTACTAAATTGCATTTTACGATTCTTATAAGCATTTAATCCACAATTATCTGTGTTTAAGATAGCATTTGATTTGGTATCTCTTACCAGATTCTCGTGTTCTTTAACCTTGAGTAACATATCACACCTTTAAATTTGTAGAGCAATTGCACGAAGATCTTTCACTCTTGGTACAAGATTAGAAACATTTGCTCTTAGTACAATCTTAATACTGAAATATTTGAACGTATCAAAGAATGCCCCGCCCGTATTATAATATCTTACAACATCGCCATTACCAGCATTGTTATATGCACTAAGTGAAGTAGCATTGGTTGATGGGAAACCATACTCAAACTCAAGGAAGTCGTTTTGATTTACTGGGCTAGACCTAGCTGTTGCTGGTGTGGATTGAGTGAGCAGAGTATATTGTTTATCTCTAAACTCATCTGTATCTTCAGCACTTTGGATACGAGCATACACATCAATCTCTGTACCAGATGGTTTATAAGCATCAAGAATAATCTTAATATCTTCTGCTTCTTGACCATCGGCGAGAACAATCTTCTTAGTGATGTATCTAGCAGCGGCATTACCATTGTTTCTGATTTCACCGGTATTATCGTTATTTACTAGATTATGTACAACAACAACTGATCTTGTTCTACCAATATCAACAACTGGTGATAATCTATCTGTACCAGATGTTAGTGTACCAGTTACTGTTAATGTTTTAGCACTAGAAGTATTATTGATTTCTGATGTTCTACCAGCAATAATCTTCTCTTCTAATAGAAACTCGTTATTCTCAAATGCTTCAATGTCTGTTGCAGTACCATCAATAGCATAAGCAGTATCCGTTGTCTTAGTAGTCCAAGAAACGTCTGTATCAAGATAATTTAGATAAGAAATCTTAGGTACAAGAACGTTATACTTATAATCATCTACAGAGAATACTTGAGCCGCGGCGTTTGTAACTTGACCACGATAGAAACCATCTTCAGCAGTAGTGTTTGCAGTAAATGCTCCTGAAGAATCATTGAGAACAATCTCTTTATTATTTTTATTTACATACTGCACAAATCCGGTAGCGCCGTTTGCTGTATACGTATTTACTACACCTGTGAATGTTCCAGCGGTAGAGTTTGTAAAGGTAACTGTAGCGCCGTTTGTAATATCACCTTTCATATCTGCTTTAATGGTTGGTGTTGCAGAGATAGTTACTAGTTTTCTTACTAATCCGCTACTAGTTCCAAAATCAATGGCATCTCCTACGGCAATAGGATTGTTGTTTGAGGTCATTGTAATTATTGCTTCACCACGAACCTTTTCACCTGTCTGGAATCTAGTTACAGTAAATCTCTCTGCACTTAGATATTCGTCATTCTCGTTGTTATATACAAGAGTACCAGTAAGAGTGTTATCAAACTGTGCTCTCCAGATAGTGAACTGAATATCTTGATTCTGTCTTGGTGAATATGTTCTATCGTTAGCAGATGTGAATAATAATCCAACGGCTGGTTGCTGATCAATTAGAGCATTGATAGTTACGTCTGTACCACCAAGTTCAGCAATCCATAGTCTGTAGTCTGGATTAGATCCATCTGGTTTGACAACAAATGCATATTCTTTATCACCTCTTAGATAAACTGGTTGGTCAAAATAGAATGGTGTAGGAGCATCTGCTGTTTCTGAGATATTGACATCAGCAGACTCAATTCTCTTGAAACCAAATGGAACACGAATACCAGTGATAGTTCCATTTTGTACTTCTCTAATCTCAACACCAATTCCAGCGGTAGAACTCTTTGCTTGGAAATAAAGATCGATACAGGATACAAAGATACCATCTGCTTCTCTACCAAACTTACTATCAGCAAAGTCTAGGTTTCCAAACTCAAAGTCACCGACAGCAAATGATTGAGCTACTGGATCTTTATGAAGTTGAACACCTTCAAACTGTGAAGTAGTAACTGTTCTTCTGTCTGAAATCGTATCAGAAGAAACTCTTGCTTCACGAGTGTTTAGTGTGATACCTCTTTCAGAAGAAGCAAGACCAAGTGCAGTATAGTTAACGGTAGAAGAAGTTGTTTCTGTTCCGGTCTGAGTAACCAGATTAGAGATATCAACTAGTTTGAAGGGTCTCTCACCTTGACGGAATTTTAAAGTGTCATTATTAGGAATGACAAATGATCCATAAACCGCACCATTACTATCTGTTTCTAGAGCATCACCAAACGCTCCAGTATTAGCAAATGAACTATTTGCTGGAAGAACATAACTTGATACTGCAATATCATCAAAGTATGGATATACACGTGTATTTGGTCTCATACCAGTCGCTGAGAATTGAACAACACGAGATCTCATGAATGGAACAATATCTGTACGTGTGATAAATGAACCAGATCTCTGAGTTCTGCTGAATGTATCAACATTCAGACGTGTACCAGTTCTAACTTGTTCTTCAACAGTTGATACAACAACATCATCGAGAGCACTATGGGCGTCACCGAAACTACCAAATCCGACACCACCTTGATTACCGCCGGCGCCTTGGAAGTCTACAAATGCGACACCGCGTACTTCTCTATTCTGAGTAGAAGATACGGTGTTCCATTCATTCCACTGAGTACCCCATGCTTGATCCAATGATTGCCAGTTGGAAGCAAGATCTAGATCAAATTGAACATCTGGCTGGGTAGTAGTATCAACCCAGTGATCTGCCTCTGGGAACAATTGTAGATTACCAGCCCAATTGAATGAAAGTTCACCAACTGGATTGATTGTCTTAGAAGCAAAAGGTTGATCAATATAGATGTTGTGTGTATATGGTAGTGTTACTAGATCACCAGCAGTTGGTTCTTGTACTGCTGAAATTGTTGAAGTAATACCAGCATCAGTATTATTCTTCAAAGTTGAAGTAGCAGTAAATGTGCCCGTTACAGAGTGTAGATAGATTCTAGCAGTAGAACCTGTTGTAATTACTGTACGAACAGTACCAGTAGCAGTTGCAGAACCGAATGAAGCACCCAAATAAACAACATGATCGTTTACATAAGTACCGCCAGCAATTCCTGTTACATCTAATCTTACTTGGTCACCAATACGTGTAACATTTGATGAACTACCGGGAACATATTCAATATCAATATTCTGTTGGTCAAATTTTGGTCGAATCTCACCCTTTGTAGTATCCATTGAGATACGATATGTTGGGTCTGTTAGGTCTGCATTGTTATGACCAAAGAAAGCATCAACAAAGATACCATTTTTGAACCTGTCAAGTCCTGAACCATCAGGAATATTGAGATCCTTTGCAGCCTTCTCTAGAACATTCAATGCTGTATAGTATTCAATTCTATCAATTCTCTTTTCTAGACCAGAGATATCTTGCATTGTATATCTTCTCTGGAAGAATGCTTTGACTCTTACAGCGAGATCTACTCTAGCAGCACCTGTCTGAGCATCAGTGAAGTTATACGCATTTTCTAGTGAGTATGAAGGATAAGGAGGAATAGTCAACAGAGAAAGAGTCATTGCTTCTGCTGGTTCCTGTGGAGGAACTGGCCGCTCCGCTGGTTTTCCTTTTAGTACTTTTTTCTTACCATCTTTACCAATAACAACACGATCAACACGAGGTAGATAATATTCAATGTCTGCTTGGAAAGATTGTTCTGGAACAGGAACATAACTACCATCTGAATCAACATTAAGTGTTGTACTATTTGTTGGATTCTCTGGTGCAGATCCTACGGTAGCGTTTGGTGTTGCACTTGTAGTCACCGTTGTTCTGAAATCAATACTATCTCTAAGATTGTATGTTTCTCTATTTGTTGTAGAGGCAAATCTTGGAATCTGTGCTGTGGCAACCTTACCCGCTTCGTTTCGATCTTCCGTCGCACTGATTGGATAAGAATCGTTTGAGAAGAAACCAATACCAGCAGAACGATCTATTGCAAAGTAATCAAACTTGACAAGTAGTCTATCCGCTGTTGTAAGTGTAAGTGAACTACTTTCTTTGATTGTTAATTGAGAAATACCATAGATGTTATCATTAGTATTTCTAAGAATTCTAAAATCATCTACTAAATTCTTATTATTTACTGAATAATCTGAACCAACATAAACAGCCTTTAGATTATATACATCAGGAACACCGAGATACCATGGTCCAGCGACACCATCAGCATTTGTAGAAAGATCAAGTTTTACGTAAACATCTTTTGTAGCTGTCTTTGAGGCGGGATCTGCTGCTTCTCTTTTTACATTGAATACTACATCAGCAGTGAATCCAGCAGTAAATGCTTCTTCAAGATCAACAGTAAGTTGTGTAACAGTAGGACCAGCGCCTGCCGTCACAGACCTCTCAGTGACAGAAACACCACCATTGATACCATTGTCTGTTAAATCGAAGACGTATCCTGCTGGGAAGATTTTATAGACATTTGTTGAACTGCCTATATTACCCATGGCAGGTGCCACATCCATACTTGTAGCACCAGCAATACTTACAACCCTTGATATACCAGTTGAATTAGCAGTAAATCCTACATAATCTCCAACTTTAAACTCGGTATTGAATGCTGTCGCTGTCCCAGTAAGAGTACCATTAGCACTGATAGTATTGGCTGAAGAAGTGGTACCACTCGCTGAAGCATTAACAGTTGATTGTGCAGTTACAAGAATAGATCTTTTTTGAGTGTCAGAAAGAGGTGAACTTGCTGTATAAGGAAATTCTTCTGTACCACCAGCATGAGTACCAGAAATGTTTAGTGTTCCTGTACCACCAGTGGCAAATGATACTGTATTCTTATCTTTGAAAACAAATGAAGTAGATGACTTAACGATGTCTTTTACCGCTGTTGCACCACTCTTAAATATTGCTCTATTAAAATCAGTCTCTTGGAGTACAGCATTGCCAGCAGTAAGAACAACATCAGCAAAATTATCATTACCAGCACCATTGTTGACATAAAGACTTCTGACATTTGCAAATGTACCTGAAGACATTTTAATGTCAAATAGATATATCTTATATTGATAGTTTGGATATGTTCCAGAGTTATATTCAATACCACGAATCTTAGCGGTACCAATTTCTGAACCTGGAGCGCCACCAACACCAAAGTTACCAGATGTGATTGCAGTTGCTACGGTATCTCTAAGAGAAACAGTCTGATAAGTTGTTGGATCCCAAATACCAGCAACTTCATTTACAACAACATAGTTACCTAGAGTGGTTGAGATTGTTACACCACTTTCTGTCTTTGTCGTTGTTGCCTTATCTGTTTCAATAAAGTCTGTTGCTAAGACTTCATTACGGTAACCTTGAACATAAACAATACCGGGTTCGATACCAACGGCTAACTTGTTTGCATCGCCACCGTTACCTGCTGTATAACGACCAAAGTTTGATCCAGTATCAAGATGTTCCTTAACACTGGTATTCATTTGTTTTAATTGATAGTTACCAGACTCTTCAAACGTTCTTGTTGCGAGTTCTCTACCAATACTATTGAATACTGTTTCTTTACGAATGATACGAATATTACCATTCTCAACTTCAAATATTGGTGTGAACTGTTCTGTATTAGCAGCAGTAAGATTTCTTTTTTGTAGTGTTGGTGTTAGAACTAGTCTATCAGCACCAGGAGCAGTATAGTTGAATGAACCAGCCGCATTATCTAAAAGAGTGCTATCCTGTAAATGATTTACTGTGGACTCTGTAATCTTGAAACCAACCTTGTATGAAGGTTTGGTAGAATACTTTTCTAGAATGATTGTTTGAGCGTTTGCTTGTACAAAAGCACCTTTACCATACACAATACCTTCACCGACACTAAAGATTGAACCGAATCCAAAAGCATCCGCGAGAGTTGTATTAATAGTATTGGCAGTTTCGCCCCCACCACCATCACCGGCGGCATATTCTAGAATTTCGTTTAAAGCAAATGTCTTGTTTGTCTTTGAAGTACCGCCATCAAGATACTTTACAAGAAATGTGTTATAGTTTGGAGCATCTGCTTCGACACCAGAAGCAACAGCAATAACCTTAGCTCTTACACCTGAAGTCTGGCCTGTAACAATACCGCCTTCGAAATCTGTAACAGTAACTGAAGTGCCTAGAGAATCATTATCTCTTAACTTTACGAATGAGACGTTAGCATCATATTGAAAAGCACAACCATCGATGATTGTACCTTCTTTATAGATATTGTCACCAAATCTACCAATCTGATCTTGTAGAATAGATTGAATTTGAGTCAGTTCTCTTGTCTGTACCGCAAGACCTGGCTTGAAAAGAATCCGATGATAGTTTTTACCCTTGGCACTCGCCTCATAATCATCATAATATGGACCGAGATTTAGATTCGTCTCTAATGGCATATTCTATTACCTTAATAGCGTATTACAAGTTTAATGTCTTCTGTCTGATCTGTTGCTCTACTTACAGGATATCTATTCTCGATATATAGAGCATCACCTTCGAAGTCTGCTAGATCTCTGTTATTTATCCCACTTACATCGATGGCTGCTGTAACTGCTGAAGTGTCACCTTGAATAGTTTCGCTTGCGGTAAACGTTCCATCAAGCCCTGTGACACTGATAACACCTTTTGTTCCAGTAGCGTTTGTATTTGCAAATGATACAAAGTAAGCATTAGCAGAACTAGTGAGACCACGAATAACTTCATCTGGTGAGAATGAACCAGACTTAGAACTTACTGTGAGTTTAGTTGTTAAATCGTATACGGTTGAATTTGCTTCTAATCCTGTAGTATCTAGTTTTGGATTCTTAATAATACCAACTGTACGGAAATCGTTTCCAGTGATAAACACATTAGACTCATTGCCTTCCATACGAACGTTGAGAACTAGATTGAATCCACCAAGTTCGTCGATAGCATTTGAACCATGACCGCCAAACGGCGTGTGGTATGCAAAAGCAGTAGCACCAGTTCCATGTGAAGTGTTGGCAGTAACTGTAACGGAAGGTTTATTGTAATCACTACCACGAGTAAGAACAATAATCTTATTAATACTATTACCAACTGCTAAATCTGATCTTGCTGGTAAAGTGACATTGGCATAAGCAGTAGCACCAGAACCATCAACACCAGAGATTGTAACTTTTGGACCAACAAAATAAGTTGAAGTACCATCCGGCGTTGTTACAAAAGCAGGAGATACTCTAACTGCTTTGGTGGCACCGACATAGTTGACAACATCTCTTAACTGGCCAGCACCAACACCACCGGTGATATAAATTGTTGAACCTACATATACATCATCTGTTCCTGATGCATCAGAAGCAAGAGTTACATTTTCGTTGTCGGTAACAGATACCAGTGTACCGGATGCTTGTAGATAATCAGAACCACCGTTGGATACAGAAACAAACTCAATAGCCCCATTTACTGCTGCCTGTTGAACGGTCCATTGTGAAGAACTGTCATCGGCGGTAAGAGTCTTAACTGGTAAATAGTCAGTAGTAACAAACTTCAATACATCAGCGGCATTGATAGTATACATATACTTCCAGGTATATCCGTCTGCCGTGGTAAATACTGTGGTAGCAGTACTTGTTGGTTTTACTGTAGATGTTGCTCCACCATTATTATCAATACACTTATAAACATCATAGTTGTCAGTGACTACGTAGAACTGTTTATCATAAAGATAAATGTCGTCTCTATAGTTCTGATATACTGTACCTGTTGTCCAGCTGTATCTTGGAACGGAATGACGAATATCAGCCTGAGTAATTCTCTTTGTGGCGATCATGTTATCCCATACTCTATAATCTGTGTTGGATACACAGTCTACGGGAGTAGGAGGAGCAGTATCATCTGACCATGGAATAGAACGTGCTAGAAACGTATAGTAACGATCTAGATCGTTAGCATCATCTACGAATGACTCATAGACTTGCTTTGCATTATTCAGTCTAAATTTGTATGTAATAATTCCTGGCATCTTATCTCAAGACCTTTTTGTTTGATATTATTTATAATCATTATTCAGGTAAAAATCCTGGATTTATATATGCAAATTGACCATTGGATAACGTTGGACCTGCATATGGTGAACTAATTGACATTACGGTATTTACAGCAGAAGAAACAACATTCACAGCTTGTTGTGCATCAACGTTTGCGCCTTCTGTATTGAAGATAATTACATCATAACTATCTAGTATTGGTGGTGGACGTTTTAATATAGCGCCGGATGTAGTTGTAGATGTTTGTGCAAATAAAGTATTTGTTTGATATTGACCATCTACAATTCTAAGTGCTGGATTTGTAACCATAGAACTAGCACTATCAATCTGAATAATCTTCACAAAGATTGATTCTTCATTAGCAGTGTTTCTAGACCAAACCATATCGCCAACTTTATGATCTGTAGCAAATGTGGTTCCACCATTACCAATTACTACGTTTGCATTAGTTGGTAACTGTCTAATATATCCAGTTAATGTTGCACCGTCTGAATTGAAGTGTGTATTATTACCAAATACCAACTTAGAACTATTCAAATCTCCAATAGCAATCTCGCCAAACGCATTGATAGTTGTTGGAACACCAGTACCAACAGTTGGAGCCAGGAATGGCGCGAGTGTACTATAATTAAAGATAAACAGATTACCTGACGTATCATTATATGCTGGATCAATTACAGTAACAATGTTTGCTGTATTCGCGTCATTAAGTACAATATCAAATATTTCTATTAATTCAAATTTTATATCTTGAACTGTATTGTCAACATAACTATCGAATATAGAATAAATCTGATATTCACCAAAGAAGACAGTACCACTAGGATGTACTAACTCATCTACAATATCTCTATAATCATCTATAATTTGATTTGATCTGATTACATAACTGAAGTCTTGATAATAATAACTATCTTGTAATCTTTGATCCCAACTAATAAAACCTTTAGTAGATACATATCTACCATCTTTTTCACCAGTAGCTGAAAGTAACGGAGTAGCAACAGCATTTACTGTTCCCGTTCTACTCGCGTTTACAATACCAAGATTTTCGAATCTAGAATAACCAGATCCAGGTGTGGTGATAGAAACTGCTTCAATCGATCCTGGAAGATAGACCGCACCTAATACAGCATTATCACCTAGAATACCTCCAGAATCATCTGGTATAAGTTGTGTTGCAACATTTGCGTTAGTACTTGTAACTCTGGGTAATGTTGTATAACCAGAACCATATGAGAACATAGTTACTTGTGATATAGTACCAACTGAAACCGGATCATAATCTAAAGCATGTAATAGATCTGGATTTGTAACATTTGCCGCAGCAAGATTAGCAGAAACAGATGTTGTATTTGTACCTAAACTAACAAACGTTGGACCTGTATTCAATACAACATTCTGTACAGAGTCAATTGTATCTTGACAGATTCGAATAATCTCTGTGTCAGTAATTCCTGTTACTTCAGCACTAGCACCAATACCCGCATCAACTTTGGTAATAACAACGGGATTTCCTACAACATAACCACTACCACCATCGATGATATTAACATTAACAGCAGACTTATTATTTACAGCAATAATCGTTCCTGATGCTCCTGAACCAGCATCTGAAGTAATAGTAAAAGAGTCGCCAGATTGGTGAAAGACGCCAGCACCAAATCCACGAGGTAGAATATTAGTCCACTTTTGTATTTGTAGATTTTTAATTGGACCAGATACGGTATAAATGGGAGCAGTAATACCAGAGACATCTGATACGATATCTTCACCATCTATAAATGTACCAATCACATTCGTTAATAACAATTCTGTTACAAGCTGTCCAATCTCAAGTACCTGATTGATACCTTGAACTCTACCATAAGCGCCAGATGTCTGCCCTACTATAACTTCACCTTGAATGTTTGTGGCATCTTCAGAAGTCAACTGAGTAACACGAACAAATGTTTCTTTAATCCATCTACCATCAGATGTTCTTAATATATAATCGCCAGGAAGATAAAGTTCTACATCTTCATTGAACAAAGCACGAAAGAGAAACTTATAAGACTTATCTGTACCTTTCTGCCGATACATGTCACGAATATGTTTAGCAATCAGTGCTTTATCAATTACTGCATCTTCTGGAAATCCTTTTAGAATTTCAGCACGAAAATGTTTTAGAAATTGTGGAAGAGTCTCATCGATATCTTGATATGATAGAAGATTCTTTGACGCGTCTATTGCTTTACCGGTCTGTTCAAGATACCGATAATAGGCTTCCATAAATGCCTGAAGTTTCGGTCCCTCTTCTCTGACAAAATCAGGAAGTTGTTCAGGAACTAACGATGATATCTTCTTATCAATTGACATTAAACAACTACCGTGCTTGTAGCGTTATCTGTGAGATTTGTTGTTGTCGTTCCATCCGTGACTACAGTTCCAACTGATGATGTTGTTTTACCAGAAAGATCGTCAACAGTTGTAATAGTGGTTCCTGATATCAAAAGAATCTGATTTCTTACACCAAAGATATTTTTATTTACTGGATTAATCTTAATTGACAAATAATTACCATCATATGATTTGACATTAATATTTTCAATTGTTACCAATCCACTATTATAATCTACTGTACCTGCATTATTTTTTACATAAACAGTAGATGTTGGTCTTTGTTGGAATATTCTTAATATGCCTTCACCATCTTCATCAAAATAAGCAGAAGTATATTGAGACCATTCAAACTTAGAACTGAATAGATTGTGTGAACCAGCATGTGAAGAATGTTGTGTCGCTACGGGTTCTTTAATTGGTGTATTGAAATTCACCAGATATTTTTGATTTTGATTTGTTACAGGCAAAAATCTCTTTTCAAGTTGAAAATCAATATCTGTAGACACGAAACTATCATCAGCAGTATTAATATTATTAATTAAAGTAGATAGATAAAACTTATTTCCAAACGTTCCGAGATTATTTGTTTCGAAACTCTGTACGGCTGTTTGAATCTTTACATTTAGTTCATTAGCAGAAAGAGATGTTAATTCTGGATTATATCTAACACTAATAGTAGGCACAATATACATATAAGTTGCATCAGCGAACTCAACATCAATGGCAACAACATTTCTACTCTTCAAAGAAGACTTAATTGATTCTTTTCTTTCATTAGAAATAATAGCACCAGATGTTGGTTTAGCAGATACGTAAACCTTGCCGTAGATCGGCGGATCATTATCTTCTCCACCCCAAACTTCAACTGATTGAATGTCAGCATTCTCTGATAGAATTGCAGTCTTATAATCGTTAATCGTTACTAAACGATCCTGTTGTTGATACCAATAAGGAGCATTACGTTTTACAGAATTAATAGATTCAATTGAACCGCCACCTTGTGCTACAGATGTTACTGTAGTAGTAAAGTTCGAATATCCGCCAAGAGCATTTGGTGCTGAAAAGGAAGATACACCATTTGGAGCATTGCCACTGCATACTCTATAATCAACGATGATAATATTACCATCGATTGGTTTTTTGCCGAATGTATTATCACCAAAGTATACCTCAAACTTACTATCTTCATTTTCTTGGAGATAAAAGATCTTTGAGATAGAATTAACTTGCGATAGGTCATCCTGTAGAGTATAAGTAGTGACAGAAGTATTAGATACTGACTCTTGAATCTGAACGGTAATACTTCTTGTATCGACGTTTTCATTTGGTAATACATAACGAACGGGATTAACAGTACTTACAGTAAATCTCTGTGTAAGAGGTTCACCTTCTACAACACTAATACTACCGCTGTAAGTTCCTACTGTTGAACTTTCGGGAATATTATATGCTTGTGGTGTAACAAATGTATATGAAACACCATCTACTGTCGTCGTAAATCTAGTATTCTTAGCTACTGTAACAGAAGCGACGGGCGACCCAGGAATAATATTTACATCCAGTGAAGCAGTAGCACCTCTTGCAGATCTTGGTACATAACCTAGCATCTTGGCTCGTGAAACGACACTATTTCTTAACTGCGCTGAGTCAAGAAACATCTCATTGCCGACCATATTTGTATAAAATGAATTATAATAAGTATTATAAGCAAGAAGATCTAAAAGAACAGATAATGTTGAACTATCAAAATCATAATCTGTAAACTCTTCTTGACTTTGTAAAAAGGTCTTTAGATTACTTTTGATAGTATCAAAGTTTAATTCGGTTATATTTAATGAACTTGTTGTTGTCATTATCGTGTTCTTTCAACTGTAAATGATAGTTCTGTTGGTTCCGTTTGATTTGCTACTCGAAAAAATACAGTTACTGTAATTCGATTATTATCCACCTCAGAATCTCTCACATTGACATCCAACAATATTGCTCTAGGTTCATATATTTCAATAGCGGTTTCAATTTGTCTTTCCATTTCCAGCTGTGTACCAGGAGTGAAATTTTCAAAAAGATAAGACGTTATATTACCACCATATAGAGGATTGTATGGTCTTTCATATTTGTTTGTTAAGATAAGATTTTTTACCGCTCTCTTCACTGCTTCATCATTTTTTAAAACCTTAACATTTTTTGTAATTGGATGCGCTGTGAATGTGAGACCGAGATCTTTATATACGACCTCGTTCGTAATAGGTGAAGCGGCACCAGATCTAAAAGCAGAAGACATTTGTAAACTCGTTTTTTCTTTTATTTATATTAAAATCTAAAGATGTCATCAACGGAACGGTATTTTGGTTTCTTATCAACCTCTGCCATTTCTACGTCTGCTATAACAGCCTCAATGTTTTCTTTCCAATAATTTAAAAACTTATTCACTCTAGGGTATTTTGGTTTTACATCCATTGTTTGCCACATGAATTCTTGTATTAAATCTCTATAATCAGGCATATAGTAAAATACACGAAGTGAGACTAATATTTTTTTATTCGTATGCAAAAACATTTGGACTCCCTGATGTTGCCGAAGGACCACAATGAGCGCCGCCTAATATAGGACAAAGAGAATCAGCTTGTGCGCTACTACCATTCATTACGACTTCAAGATTATTTACAAAAATATTTCCAGGATTAATTGAGGCATTTAATCCACCCGCACCATGACTATTTGGATCTCCTTGTACAGATACGAGAAGATTATTAATATAAAAATTATTTTGTAGTGAAACAGTTGTTACTGCACCACAAGCTCTACTATCGGTGTCTCTGTGTACCTCTACCATTATGCTAACTGTATCAATCCAGATGACGCTACCTTATGATTAAAGAATGTTAATACTTGACCACGATTACTATCAAAACTAAATGATATATGAATCCAAGGAAGTCCTGTTCCTGTATTCTTAAATTCTAAAAGAAACTGATCATAAGGAACTAGATTTTTAATAATCTTTGCTCTTTCATAATATTCTTTCTTCGAAGCATTTCTAAACTGAATGTCTACTGCCTGTCCTCTGAAATGCTGACTTCTTGTCTTACCAACACGGAATGCAGAAGTAACAATCATATCTGGATATTTTGCAAGGATTGGTTCAAGAATATTCTCTGCAACACCTTTAAGATTCTGAACAATCTCTGCTGAAGATAATCCAACTTGAGGTCGTACCTTATACTTAGATACAACAGCACGAGAAGACAATTGACCGAGATTGTAATTTGTAGACAATTGTAATGAGTCTGGGAAATCATCTCTATTTGTTAATGTCTGGTCTCTCTGAGTATTTGTAGCAGTGCCCGCTGCCGTTTCTGTCTCGTCCACAGTGGCTCCTGATGTTGGTGCAACAGTATCTAACTGTTCTTGCGTTCCTGCTCCTGCCGCAACAAACTCCTCAATATATCCTGTTGGTGGTGTTGATTGTACTGCCTCTTCATCATCATAATAGATAGCAAATAGATCATCTCTATTCAATTCGATTAATGGTGATAGTACTACAGGACTCGCAATTACTCTATCGGGCGCTTTTGCCAACGTTGATTTACTTGCAGTATCAGCTTTATTAGACTGCCAATACATATTATCAGCGTCCATATTATTATCACCGTCTGATTTAATATTTACTTCTTTATCAGTATAAACGTTATAATCTCCACCTTTCACGTACTGATTAATAGGACCATTTAATGTCTCAATAGCAACTGTATTTGCTATCATATTCATACTCTCACGGGTAGAGATATGAGTATTGCCACTAACATCCATATTAAAGTCGTTACGAACTTTGATATTCATATCCCCATCTACGTCCAGATTGAGATTATTCTTCACATATAGATTAGCATCACCATCAATAGTTACATTCACATTTCCTTTAATATGAACATATCCATTACGTTCTAGAATCTCGTATTGATCACCAATAGTCTTTGAAACTTTAGTACCGTTACTATCGATCTCAATAAACGTGCCTGTTCTATGATAGATATGAACTCTTTCTGAACCATCACTATCATCTAGTTCGACAACATGTCCAGATTCTGTCTGCCAAACATGATTATAAGGATATCTTGCGTTATATGGATTGAATGGTTCGTTCCAAGTCGAAGCAGAATTTGCTACAGGTATTTCTGTATCTCTTGAGTTCTTTTTGGTTTGGACTATAGTATTCTGTGTTTGTTCGTTTCTCGCTAATCTTGATACATCTGGTTCATCGATGATCTTTGGATAAGCACCTTCAGGATCGTTGAATCCTTTTGTCGAGTCTGGTAGTGTTTGTGGTATACCTGCAAGAGTTCCCAACACCATTGGTTTTTGAGCTTTCTTTGCATCAAGAAAGAAACCAACTACCCATGTTCCTTCAACAATACCTGTTGGTGATCTACCAATACCAGACATCGAACCACTAGTAATGTCTTGAACACATTGAGCCCATGGTAGATTTTTTGTTGGCAATTTTTCTTTATCATTAGTATGCCAGCCATAACATCTAACACGAACTCTTCCGAGTTTCAATGGATCAATGCGGTCTTCAACTACTCCGAAAAACCAAACAAATTCGTGACCCAACTGGTCTTGTATTGATCTATTAGACATTATGTAAATATCTCTTCTTTATTGGTATTATCTCTTATTTGTTTATCAAAAGTATCTTTAACAACTTCTAACATAGTATAATATAATTCTTCTTTATAGCTATATCTATGTGTTAGAGCAGTAATAAGAAATTTAGGTTTTTCTTGACCAAAGAAGAAGTTGTACTTTGCTTCGCTTTCTACAGTAGTTCTATTTTGTGGTACAAAAACATTAATGACATCACCGACCTTTAGATCAGTATTGCCAGGAATAGAAATACTCAGACGAATTCCATTATGTAGTTGAGATAACTTAGACGTTCTTGTATTGAGGAATAAATGCTTTCTAAATGGATAACGAGTATATGGATCAAAGACATTACGATCGGCATCAATAGTTCTATTATCTAGATACGATGTTTTAT